TGCACGCATATGTGCCCGCGCATCACGGCAGCGATGGCGCCATGCTCCGGCTGGCACTCCTCCATGTGCACAACCTCGGCCCGGTAAGCCCGGGTGAACTCCCGCGGGTCGGTGTTGCGCACATGCCCCCAGCTCGGCAGCAGACGTTTGCCCAGGTGCAGGTGGCGCGCCTCCCTGACCAGCCCCCAGCAATCGAATATTTCCGGACCGCGAGCGCCGTCCTCATACCTGCAGGACAGGTACTTGTTAATCCATTCCATAGGGGAAACCCTTAGAGGTATTTGAGGCCGGGGAAACGCTTGGTGTTCGCAATGTCCCGTGGAAACGCCGTGCCGATCATGTCGAAAAACCCGCACTGCAAGGTGGCCTGGTTCTGCTCGAAGGAATCGCTGTCGACCGACATGCGATAGGGCCTCTCGCATGGGGCCGATAGGTTGCTGGCCAGGTACACCCTGTATGTTGCGGTTACCCTGGCGATCGCATCCAGCGCCTCATCTGCACGCTGCATGACCGCGCCGGTGGTGTTGTCCACGCCGAATGCCAGGGCCTGGTTGCCCTTGTTGTTCTTCTGTGGGAGCGCTATGCCGATGTTTGCGGCAATGAAAGTCAGGAGGCGACCGTCCTCAGTTCCGCAAACCCGGTCCTTGAACCCGTTGCAGATCAGCACCGGGGCAGACCAGGCCGGGCATGTGATCTCCAGCGTGCGGACGAACGCCTCCTTACCGCCAGAGGCCAGGGCCTCGCGGTAGGTGTTTTCGAGAATCGTCATGATGCCCCTATGCGAATACTCGCCATGGCGTTTCAGGGTGCAGGACCTCGATGCCTGGGAATTCCAGATCGAGGTCGCTCCGCACGTTCGCGTAGTAGCCGTCGACCTTCTCGACAGTTCCTGCCTCAGGATCAACCACGACACAGACCTTCCCGATCTCGTCCACGGTGATGCCTTCGGCTGGCAGTGCGTCCAGTGCGGCGCGCATGGTCTCCGCGTCCGGTGTCTTCAGGTAATAGTCGGTCATGCTGTGAGCGCCTGGAGTTCACCCGCACTCAGTCGGCGCGGGTAGTATTTGATGCGGCGGATGTGGCCTTGCAGGTGATCGGTTGATACGCCGCGCGCACCCAGTGCCAATCGGTCGATGGTGGGCAGAGAGCCGCTCATATCGCTCGGCCCTAGAACGCCAGCTGCTGAGAACTGGAAGTCGTTTGCTTTGTAAGCAATTGCCTGTTTGATGGTTTGTCCGGGCGCAAATGCAGGACCGACAACCGAAGAGAATTCCGTAGCAGCAGCGTCGTTTACAACCCATGCCGATGCCTTCTGATCACTAGCGCGCAACCAGAGCATGACCCTCCCGACGGCGCTGGTTGTACCCAAGTTTGCACATACTGCGTTTACCGTTACCCCATCCGGCACGTACTCACAGAACAAGGTACCTTCCCCTGCCTGTAGCCAATTGCTGGCCGGAACAAACGCCAAGTCAGCTGCTCTGGTGACTTGCGCAGCCATGGTTGGGATGGGAGAACTTGGGCCGTCCCCGGCCTCAAGTTGAGCGTGCCAGATGTAAGCACCTGACGTACCGTCACCCAAATAGCTCGGGCCTGCTGAGGTTGCAAGCTGCACATCGAACGGTACGGCAGCAGGGCTTGCGATGGTTGTGGCCACCAGGTAGCACAGATACCAACCGTTGGGGTATGGGATCATACCGACCGCGTCAAGACCGGGCGACGCAACGTCAACAACCCCTGTGTCCAGGTTGTATCGACAGCTGCCTGAGTTCACCCACTGCCCGAAGCTGTCGGTCTCTAGGTACAGCATGCGCCCACTGCCGTCAGCTTTGGCGAGCGCATAACGACAGTATTTGGTCGAACCCGTGAGCACCTTGCCGGATTGGGATACCTGGTGCGTGGTGTTTGCGGTGTTCTCGGTCAACTTCACTGCCGGAGAGCCATCAGGTGCGACAACAGCAGTAGCGGGCACAGTAGCACCGCTCTTGGTCCAGGCGGCATTGGCAAAGTCGCCAGACTGCAGCGCCAAATTTACGCGCTGTTGCTCAAACAGCAGACCTCGCGGAGCGCCTGATGCGTCGTACTCAAATCGAGGAACATCGATCGCAGCAGTCACAATCCGGCCGGCAGAGTTGAGGAACGTTCCAGTCGTGGACCTAGTGAACGTAATCAGGTCAGAAAAGCTCTTGTTATCCATACACCTGCACCAGATTTAGATAGTCCAATGTCTGCCCGGATTGGTACTGACTAGCAATGAAGTCCAACACAAGGGAAGGGCTGTCGGCGCGGACTACGCTGTAGATCGCGTGGCTTCCATCGTGGGTTTCGTCCGTTTCCACGGTGATCCTTTGTCCGTGCTGCAATGTCTGGATCGCAGAAACCGCCGCTGCATAGGTCTGGAAGTCAAACGTGAACTCCGGCCACTCCCGGTTAACCGCCAGGTCGATGATGTTCATCATGAACCAGAACTGCGGGAAGTCTTCCCAGCCCGGTTGGATGAGGGGCGGCTCGCGCAGCTCAAGGACTGCCGAGAACTCCCACCGGCTGACCTGCACAAGCGTCGGGCCGGTGTAGTGCCCGGCAAAGCGGCACTCGTACTCTTTGAATCCTATCGGGGTGAGCAAAGTAGCCTTGAACCACTCCACACCCTGCACCAATGCCCTGGCATACCAACCCTGAAAGAACGCCATTTGGTTGCGGTCGCAGTTCCATTTGGCGTTGATCAGGTATGGCACTTCGTCGAAGTTCAGCCGCTGCCGAGCGCGCCCCGACACCATTGGAGTACGGAGCATGGGATCGACAGGGGTGTCCAGCGCGTAGCCGTCCTGCAGCGGTAGCGGCAGTTCTGCTGGGTATTCGATCATGAGCCTAGCCCCTGAAGTCCGTATTTGGCTCGTAGCGCCTGATCAGCCTCGCCGTCACCCATGACGCTGGCCACCCATACCTTGATGAAGTCCTGGTTGCCCTCGCGGGTGACCTGGGATGTGCCGGCACGCGTTGGGTCTTCGTAGATCTGCACGATTGGCTGAGGCATCGGCGCATAACCCGAGCCCTGGCCAGAAGACCCGCCGGAAGAGACGCGCTCACCAGAGTTGATGGCCTCCAGCAGGGAGCGATTCTTCTTCGTTGCAGCGGCATTGACGATGAACTCGCCATCGCTGAGCTTTGCGAGGTTGCTGTCGGAGGTTGCAGTGCCCGCGCCGGCGAAGTAGCCGCCGGTGGCGAACCCAGGCACCGCCGCCAGTGTTGTGGCCAGCGCAGTAGTCGAGGTCAGCGCAGCAGCTGCCGGGATCGAGTTGCCGCCGAAGCTTGCCAGCGATGCCAGGGCCGCTGCCGGCGCCCACGCAGCAGCCGTAGTGCCAGCCAGCGCAATGGACGTGCCGGCTGTAGCGGTGCCGAGCGTCGCAGCCAATGCAGCGTTGAGCCCCATCTGAACGCCCATCTTGACGAATCCGGCGACGACTTCGCGCAGAACATCCTTGCCAAGATCGCCGAACGACTGAAGCGACAGGTTCAAATTCATGATCCGGTCGGTAATGCCGCTGGCCACCGATCCAAATGCACTCGAAAACACTTGCTGAGTCTGGCCCGCAATATCCCGCGCCTGATTGCCGAAGTTCTGGACCGCTGCCGTCCACCCGTTGATAGGGTTGAGCATGGCCTGGTCCATCTGCGCCCAGCCGGCCTGCAACGCTTCCAGCTGTCTCGGTAGAAACTCGTTGGTCAGGTCGATCTGCGCTTGCAGGTCCTGCCGCTGCTTCTCCGTCGTGGCGTTGGCCAGTTCTGTGCGCAGCTGCAAGATGCGGTCATTGGTCTGCTGCTCCAACTGCACGCGCTGCTGCAGCCGCTGCGTCTGCAGATCGCCCATGCCGACACCGGCAGCGGCAATGCTGTACTCGCTGCGTTGCGCCGCCAGCTGCCGTTCGAGTTGCGCCCGATACTGTTCTGCCTGAGTCAGGCCTTGGACGCCCTTGATAGCGGCCGCGTAGTTGATGGAGGCCTGGGCCAGCGCCTTGCCGTACTCTTCCTGGCTGATTTTCCCCTTGTCCAGGGCAAGCTGGAGCTGGGTTTGTTCCTTCGTCAGCGTGCGGGCGGCCTGGGCTGCTGGGTCGTATTGGTTGTAGAGCCGTGAGAAAGTGTTTTCTGCCTCGGATACGCCTCGATTCTGCCCAGTGACAGCCCTGGGGGTATTCTTCTTGGCCTCCCGCGCCTTTATGTCCGCGATTTCCTGCTCGATGTTTTTGCGCGACTGGGCGTATTTCGCCTCCTCTGCCGCGGTGAACACGCCCGCAGATACAGCCTTGGCGCGGGCCTTGTCGAGGTCAGAGAGCTCTTTGTTCAGGCGCTGTGTCTGCGTGAGCGAGCTCTTGTAGGTCGTGTCCAGGTCCTGCAGGCCTTTCCGCCCCTCTTCCTGGATGCGGCGACGCTTTTCCTCTTCTTCAAGGGTGGCAGCGTTGGTCTTTTGAATGTCCTGCCGCTGCTTCAGCTCCGCCTGGAGGCTGGCGATACGCATTCGGGCATCGTCATCCTCGTAGGCGGTGTCGAGGGTGCTTTGCAGGTAGGCGATCTTCTGCTGAAGCTGGGTGATAGCCTTCCCTTCGTTCTCAACGCTCTTGCGGCCAATGCTGGCGAAGGCGTCGAGGACTTCGTTCGTGGCGTCCTTGATGTTGAGCCAGCCGCGCTCGATCAGGCCAAGGTTTTCGCGAATCTTGGCGGTGCGCTGCCCCATCGCCTCAGCATAGGTGCGCTCTGCCAGATCGGCGGCGCCCACAGCGTTGCCCTGATCTGCCAAAGCCTTGATCTGGGCGTACACAGATGCGGTCAGAAACCGATATTTCTCGTCTAGCTCGACGATGCCAGCCACTGGGTCCTTGCCGAGCTTAATGAACTCGGCGACGGTCTCTTCTACGGCCTTGCCGGTGACGCGCTGCATCTCGACGGCGGTCGTGGTGATCAGCTTCAGGTTGCCGGCAGTGTTCGTACCGGCAGTGGTCAGCTGCGCTAGCGCGCCTGCAGCCTGGCCAAATGTTCCGGTTACCTGGTCTGCGGAATCGGCCAAAGCAATAAGCTGCGCTTCGGAGGCCTTGGAGAAATTTCCGGTAAGGATGAGGCTGTTACGCAGCGCATCGGACTGCTCCGATCCTTTGTAATACGCCAGTGCCAGCGCTCCAGCAGCGGCCGCAGCTATCGTGAACGGGTTGACCAGGCCAAGGATGTACCCGCCCATGGCCTTGGCCGCCGCCCCTGCCCCGCCGAACATGTCCTTCAACTGCCCGCCTTGCTGCAGAAAGACAGTGAGCGGAGCCTGACCGGCTTGGAGGCTGACGGCGATATCGGTGAACTGAGCTGGCAACCCTCGCAGGGAAGCCTGGTAGGCCTTCGCAGACATCCCGGCCTTGTTCATGCCCTCGCTTGTTTCGCCCAGGGCGTCGCGCATGGTGTTAATGCGCTGGTTGTACTCGGTGAAGGTCTCAGAATCGAGGAACTTGGTGCCCTTGAACTTCGCAAGCTTCTCCTGCATGTCGTCGAGCCGCCCGAGAGCCGCGACGGTAGGGTTGATCTGACCCAGAAGCTGGGAAAGCTCTTTGCGCTGGTCGTCCAGACTGCTGCTCACGCCATCTGCCGAGGCTGCTGCGGCATCTCCGGCGCGCTCCATGCGCTCTAAGGAGCCGGTCAGGTCATCCGCATTGCGCTTGGCGCCCCGCGAGTCGATCGTTACCGCCAGGCGGGATTCCTGCGCCATATCATTCTCCGGGCATAAAAAAACCCGCACTAGGCGGGTTCATTGTCGATTCGTTGGTCAATTGTGAGCGTCGTAGCACTCTCGGTAGGCGGCGTTCTGGAATTCGGCGATGGCGGTGGATCGTTCTTTTGGCTCAGCGAACACACGCACCTGGTAGGCCTTCATCACCATATTTTCCGAAAACTTGCTGCCGTCACCTACTGAGTGCATGGCGTCCTTCAGCAGGTCGCCATCTTGGCGGGCCTTCATGGCCTGTGCAGCAAGATCGGAAATCTTCTCGCACTGCCCCGGCACCTTCGCGAACGATGCCGCTACGGGCAAAAGTGCAAGGGCGGCGATAAGCATCAGTCGACTCATGGCGTCCTCCGTAAAGATAGTCAGAATCTACCACAACCCTGATGCGCAGATTTCACCGCTTTTTCGGCTTGGATTTGGCATCCGCAGCGGCCTGCGCCTTCTCGCTTTGCTCCTCCCAGTGCTTGCGAAACTTGTCGTCAATGGCGAAGACGGCTGCGTCGAACTCTTCGCGGCATATCGCCGAGGGGTAGCGGTCGAGGTATTCGGTAATAGCCGAAGGCGGGATTGGCGCCGGGGCTCCGACCATACCTACGTACTGCCGCGACCGGCTGATGTAGGCGTAGGCCTCAAGGATTTCGGCGGTTACGTCGTCAATCTCCGGGGTATCAGGAACACCTGACCCCAAGCGCTCATGCTTCCAGCGCTTTTTCTCGTTGGCATCACCGGCCCACTCTCGTCCCCAAAGGTATGCCGCTACTGCTTTTCCGCGGTGACCGCTGCCTTTTCCTCAACACGGCGCGCAATGTCATTGCCGGTGCGCAGTGCCAGGAAGTAGACGCTGTTCATCTGCTTGATGAGCTGAACACACAGATCCGGGGTGTAAGGAGCAGGCTGCCCGGGATTTTCCTCTACGTCTACGCCCTTCCAGTCCTTAATCAGGTGCTTGGCTGCAAGCTCGATGAACAGATCATCATCGGTCTCCAGTTCGACGTCAGGGATATCCGACAGGCTGAATTCGGCAGTGCCGATACGGGCCTGCTGGTTGATTGCCGCCAGGTGCCGATTGATCAGGGCCTGGTGGGACTTGTAGAGCGGATTGGCGATCGAGCCGACGAGGATCTCGGCGCCCGGGGCGAACTCAACCCAGCGTTCGCCGTTGATGTCGAGTTCTGGCTTCTTTGCGATGGTGAAGGCCATGGTAATCCTCTGGGGTAAAAGGCCCAGCGCACACCGCAGGGCGCGCCAGGCAAAGGGTTAAGCGGTGATGGTGATGGTCGCGGTTCCGTTCTTGGTCGGATCGGCCTTGCTGGTCGCGGTTATGGTGGCCGTGCCAATCGCAACGGCGGTCACCAGGCCGGTCGGGCTGACAGTGGCCTTGGCTGGGTCGGACGTGGTCCAGGTGACTTGCTGGCTTGCCCCCACAGGAGCCACCAGAGCCTCCAGATCGCGGGTCTTGCCTACCTGAATGCTGGCGGTGGTCGGCGCCACGGTCACGCCAGTGACGGCGATGGGAGCCGGCGTCCGGGTGATGGTTGGCGGGACGCGGCGGCCGGTGTAGGTCAGTTCGACCTGGATGATGTCGGTCGCTCCACCGTCCGGCCAATCGCCGGACACTTCCATCTCGGGGATCTGGAAGGTGTAGCCGCCGTCGGCGTTGTTCAGGGTGAATTCGAAGCTCAGCGTGCTGCCGGTCTGCTGCGCCTTCCAGAACTCGTAGGCCTTCTTGGACCAGCTGATAGTGATCGAGCCCGAAGGAGTGAAGATGGTCGGGATGATGTTGCCTGGGAACGGGTTGCCATTGCCGATGCAACGCTGGGTCTGGACACCGTTGTCGAACTGCAGGTTGAAGCTGTCGACGCAGGCGTTGTCCTCGCCCAGCTGCTCGCCATTGATCTTCAGGCCGCTCACGTCCTTGAAGCCATAGCGGCGCTGCTTGGCCTCGGGCTGGGGGCTGACGATGAACGAGGTGTCATCGGCTTTGTCCTGCCAGGACGTGGCCGCAAAGGTCGTGGTGACCGTGATTTCGTTGTCGCTCGGCACTTCGAAGTTCATGGTCGCGACTTGAGCGCCGCGGGCAACCGCTGCAACGCCGATGTCGCTGGCATAGGAACCGAGCGAGAACGTGATGCGATCGTTGCCCATGGTCAGAACGTTGCCGGCCCAGTCCTTGCCGAAGCAGGACGCCATGAACTCGTCCAGCGCGCCATAGCGCAGCTTGGTCTCCACGTCGCCACCGACGTCGACAGTGGTCTGGGTCGTGCCCTGGGCCATGCGGTCAGCGCCAATCTCGTTGTTCTCTTCAGTGTTGTAGGTTGGCACGAGACCGTAGCTGACACGGGTCAGCACGTTCCAGTTACCCGCCGGTGTTACTCCTGGGGTGACTTCGCGCTTCCACGCGGTCGAGACCTTGGCACCACTGGACATGGGGTGTTTCTCCTATCGATAGGCGTAAAAAAACCGCCATGTGGCGGTGCAGGTTGGGTCGGCTGTCAGGCCGGCATGGTGCGAACGACGATGATCGGCACCGGGTCGTCTTCGGAGCGGAAGACGACTTCGTTGTGATCGATCGTTGGCTCCGGGTATTCGATGGTCGAGCCGTCATCTTGAATGGCCCGGGTAACGTGCGCGACCTTGCGGTCTACCAGCTCGCCATCGATGCGAACCTTCATGGTCTGGGACATCAGTAGGCCCTATATGGAACAGAGATGTTGACCTGGTACCAGCCGTGCCCGTCGTCGCCAACCGTGGTAGCTGATGCCGCGTGGCATTCGAATGGCCCAACCGGGTCGCTGTAGAACTCGAAGTGCTGCACCAGCGTGTCGGCTGTCTTCGTGATGGTCAGGGTGCCCTTGTAGCTAGGCACGAACAGCTGAATCATGATGACGCCGGTACGGCGCACACATGGGCCGACTCCGACCTCTGGCGCGCTCGAAAGACCGGGAACGTTTGCCAATCGGGCCCAGATGGGTTTTCCAGCAGGATTGAACGGGCCCTGCGGGTTGTTCGGGTAATCGACGGCGTCAGCGGGAATCCCCGCCCACTGCGTCATTCGGCCAGTGACGATGGCCCGGATCTGTTCGAAGGTCATGAGCTATAGGCCTGGGAAACGCCATTGAACGACACCGCGTAGATCCCGCCAGGAGCCTGCTGCGAATGGCCGTCTTCAAGCGCGGTGGCGTATGGAAGGTTGTTCTGGATGAAGACCTGGGTGTAGGGCTCCAGGCCAGTCGTGATCCTGGCACCCTGCTGGATAGTCTCCGACCCCGTCGGGTCAAAGTTCGCATTGCTGGTGAAGACCGGGGCCCCTACGCTCACGATGTTGTTGCCCCGGAACCGCCCGGTATCAACCGGCGACCGCAAGACAATCTCGTTGAGCATGGCCAGGGCGATGACGCGGACACGCTGAGCCAGTTGTTCCTCGACCACCCCGGCGAAAGCGCTCGGCGGAGTACTCCATCCTCGCTTGGCCATTGGTCACTTCCTCAGCTGGATCTCGTAGTGCGCCTGGGCCGGGTCAATGCCAGGGCTGACGATGCGGTATGTGACCGATTCGCCAGTGATCAGGTCGGCGGCAATGATCTGGTGCCCCACCGCCGGCTTGTCCGTGACCTCGTTGGCCAGGCAGATCAGCAGCACGTCGCCAACTAGGATGTTCAAGCCGTCGATTCGTCGGCTGTCGTAGCTGTCGAGCACCCCGCGCCCGGTGTAGGTCACTGGCTGAGAGGTGGTCGTCTCGCTGATGGGGTCCCACACGCCAGGCCCCATATAGGCTCCGTTGAAAGTTGATACAGCGTCTGCCAGATCTTCGTCGAAGGCCTCGGCCAGGTCAGCCTGGATTTCGTCGCGAATGCCCATGCCTACCCCCGTTTCACTGCGAAGGCGAATGGGTTACTGCGCCAAGGCGTGAGCAGGGCCAAGGCTAACTGCACGCAGGCAGGCTGGGCGGCCGTGCTGGTCTTGTCGATCGAGCCGAAGGTCTTGCTGGTCGATACCGACCCTGCCTTAACTGTCTTCGCCTCAAGCGATCCCTCGGTCTGCTGCTGGTAGAGCTTGCCCTGTGACGCGCACTTGGCCAGGCGGGCGCCGGCCTGCTTTACATCCTCAGGGATGTTGTCCATATCAATGCCGACCAGATTCAGCGCAGTCAGGTAGGCGTTCGCCTCGAAGACCGCCTCTTCCTTGGCCTCAGCAGGCGCCCAATCAGCCCCGAGGATGCTATCCACGTCGGCCACGGTGATGTAGGTAGCCATCAGGCCTCCGCTTGAATGAGTGGGGCCGCAGCCCTGGTGTTACTGCTGGTTGAGCTCGGCGACCTGTTTCTGCAGCGATTCTTTCGAAGCGTTGGCGCGGTAGGTGACGCCGGCCTTGTCCAGCGCAGCCTTGAGCGCCTCGACCTCAGGATCGGCAGTCGCACCCTTAAGGGATTCGATCTGCTTGAGCAGTTCGGCCTTCTCCTGCTCCAGCTCGATTACCTTCTGGACTTCGCCGTCGCGCTCGCGCTGCAGGCTGGCAATTCCGGCATTGACCGCTTCCAGCACCTGGAACAGGCGGCCTGCGATTTCGCCCAGTTCTCCTTGTGGACGCTCCAGGGCCTGCTCCGCGAAGGACTCGACGATCACGCCAACGGCAGCCAGCTCAGCCGTCAGTTCATCGACTACGTCTTGGCTCAGACCGCCCGCCTCGACAACCACGGCCACGGCCTTCAATTCGGGCCGAATGCTGACCTCTGGTACGTCTTTGGCCTCACCGTTGCGATTGGTAGCGGCGTTGGCGTCGACGATGACCAGACCATGCTCTTTGGCCAAGGCCTTCACATCTTCCTGGTACTGGTGGAACGGCCCGGCCAAGTACCAGATGTTGTTCTTGCTCATGCTCACGTCCTCAGTGGGCCAGGCCATAGGCCCAGCCCACCATCAGGGTTACTTGGAAGCGTCACCGATCAGAGCCACACCGGCAGTGTGCTTGATGCTGGTGGCGGTCTTGTCCCAGTTGGTACCGGTGGCCAGTTCGGCATCGGTCGGGGACTTGCCGCCAGCGGTTACATCCCAGGTGTAGCCCTTGAGACCCAGGCCGAAGGTGTAGTCGGTCTGCAGCGTGGTTTCGATCCGCTCCTTGCCGTTGGTGGTCTGGACGTTGCTGATGATGTCGCGACCGTCGTGCACCAGAGCCGCACCCTGGACCAGGGACAGGATGATTTCCTTGTCCGGCGCAGGATCCACACCAGCCTGCATCAGGGCAGGAGCATCGGTAACCACCGACACCTTGCCGAGAATGTCGATCACGCGGACATTGCCCGCCTGGAACAGCTGCTGCTGGTTGGCCAGGTTCTGACCAATCAGCTTGTGGTAGGTGGTGCCTTGCATAACCTGGGTGATCAGGTTCTGACTGGCATCGCCGAACTTCGCGTGGGCGTTGTTCAGACCGGCATAGGTGATACCGGCGGTGGCCGACACATCGTTCACGGCGGCAGCCTGGGCAGTGATCGCAGCGACCAGGGCGGCGATGGCGGTGTTCAGCTGGTCCTTCAGCAGGATCTCGGCGAACGCGCGGGACGCTACCTCGATGCCTTGGGCGGTCGGGCGCTCCAGCCAGGTCATTTGCGACGGCTCGTAGCGGATCGGGCCGAAGCCACCAGCAACTTTCACCGAGGTGTTTTTCAGCTCGGTCAGGTCGGTGATCGGCGCGGCGCCGTTGGCGGCGTAGCGGTCAACACGGCGCTGAGCAGCGGCCAAGGTCTGGAAGAACGACTCTTGCAGGAAGTCGCCAGTGAATCCGTCCGGAGACAGCACGATTGCGCCGCGGCTGGCGGCGTTGAAGGCAACGAGCATCTGATCCAGCGTCTCGATGGTCGCCGGCATGATGTATTCGTTGAAAACCTGCATTTGCGACAGGGACATAGGTGTTTTCCTTACGATTGAGGGAGGTCTGGGAACCGGCTGGCGATTGCCGCCGTGCGTTCCGCTTTGTTACCGCCGAAATTGCCTTTTGCGGCCCCGCCGCCCTTGCCTGCACCCCCGGCCCCGCCGCCAGATGCCTTGCTGCCAGCGATCAGCGGGCCAAAGGCCGGATCGTTGGTAAATTCTGCTTTCAGCTCGTCCAGCGTTGCCGCGGAGAGCTTGCCGGCGGCATCCAGCACGACAACGGTGGGTTTACCGTCGCGCTGCTCGACGCTCAGCCGGCGTTCGATGTGGGGAAGCAATGCCTTGGCGCTGCCTGGAACAGCCAGGGTGGTAGCGATCTCGGTCGCGGTGCGGCCAACGGTCAGGTCCCGGATCTGGCCTTGCAGGGTGCTGCTGGTGCTTTCGAGTTGGCCGGTCAGCTCCGCCTCGCGGCGGGCGTACTTCTCGGACCAGGATTTCTCCAGCTCCTCGACGTTGCCGGACTTGCGAGCGGCTTCTTCAGCCTCGGCACGGGCCTTGTCTTCGGCCTCGCGGCGCGCCTTCTCGGCGGCTTTCTTCTCGCCCAGGAGCTCTTCCACCTTGGCCTTCAGCCCGGTGACGTCCTCCTGCTGCGGAAGCCCCTCGATGCCGAGGACGAACTTGCCGTCCTTCTCTACGTACAGGGCTGCTACCGCTTCTTCGACGCCTTCGAGGCTGTCCAGTTGGAATTTCAAGGTCATTGCTGTCTCCCAGAGACGTTGGGCAGGCCCTGCCTGCGGGCATAAAAAAACCCCGGCATCGCCGAGGTCTCTAAAATTGAATCGATGTTTTGTTGGGATGCTACTCGCCGAATCTGAACTTGATTCCCTCAGACCTTGCAGCCCCTATCAGGTAATCGGATAACTCTGCTGAGATAGGAACAATGAGCTCCCCTGTGACCGTGACAACCTTAATACCCAGGTCCTCCATGCTATTCAGGCGCAAGAAACTCAAGGCATTGAGAAGGCTGGCCATCTTGTCGACCCGCCATGCAAACTGAATATCTTCTCGACACTCAATGCGCATGGGCAACGAAATCCTTCCTTCCTCGGCCATGTGAGGTGCCAACTGAACGGCACTACCGTTCGGACCGTCCGAGCCATAGAAAAATACCGCTTTGACAGTGCAAGGGAAGAATCCTTTCGAAATGACTCTTACGGAACAGAAAAGCCCTTCAGCCCACTGCTCAACTTCTAATTTTTCACGCTCACGCTCACACTGCTGCTCTTCGTTACGACGAACCAAATAGAGACTCATGGCAACAGCGAGCAACGCGCCGATCCCAGACACCCAATCTCCGAGACTTCCCCAGTCTGGAATGAAACGAACACTGGACTGAGGATTAAAATTTACTCCTGCGGTTAGGCCAAGCAGACCGCACAGCAGGCAACCTAAGATGAAAGCGCCAACCTTCAACCACATCATGGTTCCATCCATCAAACAAAAGATGGCACTTTAGCACCTCATAATTGGGCGCGCTCAAAGGCCATCGGCTCACGTTGGCGCAGCTCGTTGAGAGTCAAGGTCCTGCCGTCGTCGTCGACAAATCGGTCGATTGTCAGCTCGCCCTTGCTGAACAGCTTGTAGCGCTCTGGCCCCAGTACGTCCTTCTGGAACGCGGCAGGCTGGCGGGCGAGCCATTCGCCGTAGGTGGTCTTGCTGCTGACCTGCTCGGCGCCGTCAGGCCCGACCGCTGGCCGAGTAGATCCTGGTATGTCCCGGGCGAATTCGTCCTTGAGCACAGGTATCTCGGTGGTCCGGCAGTTCCAGTGGAACGGCGGCGACGGCGCGGTCATGGGTACCACAGTGCCGTCTAGAGCCCGGCAAAGCGGCGTGGTCCTGCCGTCCAGTGTGGCGACTCGGCGCTTGCCTTTCAGGATGTCGTCGTTGTCCTCCATGACCTGCGACCTCGCCGAGCTGGCGATGTGGTTGGTCATGGTCCGCACCAGGGCACCGGCCTGGTCTCGCTGCTGTACGCCGAGCGAGGTGAGCCGGCGGGTGATCTGACCTGTCGTCTCGCCCAGTGCCGATCCCATGCGAATCTCGCTGATGATCTCGGCGCTCTTCTTGGTGCCGTACTGGTCGAGCGCGCCGTTGATGCTGATGCGCTGCCGGCCCTTGCCGACCTCCAGATCGAGCGGGTCAGCCAATGCAGCCGCGGCAACCTGCTCGATGCTGGGCTTGTTCAGCTGCACAACTGTCTTCACGACCTTGCCAAGCAGGGTCATGTTGAACTCCGCCTCATAGCCGGCGAACTCAGTAAGGTCGAACACGGCCTGTTGCTTCATCTCGCCATAAACGCCCGCCAGATCGCCCTGTAGTTCTTGGATCTGCTTTTCGTACCGCTGGGTGCCGTAGTGGCTCAATCCTTCTGATACGCGAGATTTGGCGGTACTGATCGCTTTGGTGATGAACTTGGCCAGGCGCTTGAGGCTGCCCCCGGCGTAGCGCTGGACGTGCACCTGGTGGCGAGTCGCTGCGTCGGACAGGTAGCCGTCACTGCTCATCGCCGCCTCCGGTGTCGTTGCCGGTCACCGGCGGCTGCTGGGCCAACTCCTCGTCGATCAACTCGTCGGTGCGGTCAGCCTCAAGCACACCACCTTGCCTCAGGTTTGTGCGCAGGTCGGACTTCGCAATCAAGCCCTGCTGCCACAGCTGGACCTGGGCGAGGATGTCCTGAGCGGTCATCGTCTCGTCGAAGAACGATTGGTTGAGCCAGAAGACGGTACCGGCTTCGTCAGGGTCGCCCATCATGAAGCGCTCAGCGTCGAGAATGGCCCGCTTCAGGGCCTCGGACACGTTGCCGGCGATGGTGCCCAGCACGCTATTGTCCGAGCTGTAGCGGATGCGCACAGCCTCGGCTGTCTCGGCGCCGCCAGCCTTCTGGACGATCCGGGCGCCGATCATCAGCATCTGCTCTTCCTTGTCCTTCATCAGCGTGCGGGCCAGCTGACTCTCGGTTGCCTGGACAAGCTTTGCGTCACCGGACTTGCCCAGGTTGTAGCCCCGCGTCGAGCCGATGTGCATGCCGTTCGGGTTAACCTTGGCGAACTCGTCAGCGCTGATGTCAGTGGTGATGAAAAGCGTGGGCTGGCTGCTGATGAAGCCGCTCTCCTCCACCGTGGCGCTGTTGCCGTAGTGCAGGATGTTCACGTCGGCCAGGTCTTCCAATGGCGACTTGTCGACGCTGGCGTCGTTGTTCTGGGAGCCGTAGAAGCTGAACAGAATGTGATCGAATGGCCGGCCGTTCTTGTCGAGCGGCTGGGCCTCTGTGAATGTGTTGCCGTCCTTGCCGTAAACACGCTGTAGATAGCTGCCACCGACCAGCAGCAGCACCCGATACTGGGTGTCAGTGGTCCGCTCCAGGGTGTCCGGGTTGAACTCCGAGACGCACTCCTCAAGGCAGACGTACACCAGGCGCTTCACGCCATCGACCACCTGCTCATCCCAGTCGATGATCGACTCGGCGCCGTAGTGGTGGATCAGCGCGCTGCGGCCCTGCATGTCCGCCATCGACGACACGCCTTCAACGGCCGGGAAGTCCACCAAGAAGCCGCCACGGCCAGCATCCAGGCATTCCCCTACGGCATCCTTCGAAAGCTGCTCCAGGCTCGTGCCGTCGCCGCTGGCGTTCTCCTTCAGGTATTCAACGCCGGCCGGTAGCTCCAACTCGGCCGTCTTGCGGAACACCGCGCCCAACAGGCCGGTGCGCGTGCGCCCGGTGATGTTCAGGAACATTGCCCGCTTCTTGTACTGCTTGTACCGCGCCAGGTTCTCCGGGGACTTGTTCTCCGGGTCTGGCATCGGCAGGTAGATATCGTGCTTGCGCACCTCGCGGGCGCCCGCCACGCAGCGCTTGACCAGCTGCCAGCCGGGCAAGGCCTCCGAGTACTCTGCCCGGGGAGTGAAATTCGGCATGGGTGGCCTCAGAAAGTGAACGAGATCGGCACGTGAGTGACCGGCCTGCTGATCGGATAGTCGTGATGGATGAAATAGCCGCCGGCGTCGTTCGCGTGATCGACACCTGATTTCTTGTCAGGCTCGCCATTGGGAGCCCACACCTGCTGCTCCAAGCCGTCCGCATAGGTCGGGCAGCGCAGCGGGTTGATCAGATAGCGGCGCTCGCCATTCGCGTTGCAGAACATCGCGTTCATGGCGTTGATGCGGTCTTTCACCGGCGGGTTGGCGTCGGGCGCGATCACGCTGAAGCCGGCCTGCCGCAAGATGGCAATGTCCGTCTCGCTGGCATTCACCGACTTACGCGACCCGCCCGAGGCGTCGGGGTAGATCCTGATCTCGCAGGTTTTCTCGAAATCCCGGCCGTTGTGCCGCCAGTAGCGTTCCTTGATGCGCCGGATCATGTCCGGGGTGTCGAAGCCATCGATCAGCTCATCCACCGCCCTGGGCTTGCCGTCTGCGCGCTTGACGTGCGTGATCGCCGCCATCTTGCCGACGTTGAAGTCCATGCCGATGAACAGCGGCTCACCCGCCTCGACCGTGTCGAAGCAAGAGTTCAGCTTGCGGTCATAGGCGTGGTAGATCGAACCGGCGTTGAGGTTGACGAACTGACCATTCAGGTACGCCAGGATCAGCTGGGCCGGGTACGACTCCATCAACGACGGGATGTAGTCCGGCGGCAAGTTCAGCTCGTTATCGAACGTGCTGGCCTGCACCAGGCCGTACATGCCCTGCAGGGCCGGCTTCTCGCGTAGCTGCTTCACGAACTGCTGGTAGACGAACTTGAACCCCTCGGGGGTGGTGGTCACGTCTACGCCGTTCTTCAGCCCGGGCACGTTGTAGCGCATCCGGGCAATGATCTTTCGCCAGGCGTGCTCAGCCTTCAGCGCAGGCAGAACATCGAGCTCGTCGACCAGGGCGTGCCCGATCTTGAAACCCACGATGGTCTGCGGCTTCTCCATCGAGCGGCAGATGGTAGTGCTGCGGTACTGGCCGCCGCTGTAGAACTCGACCTCCTTGTCGCTCTCCTTCGTCTTGACCTTCAGGCCCCAATCGAAGGCGACCTCTTCAATGGTCGGGAAGAAGATGTCGCGAATCTGCGGATAGGTCGGGGCGAAGTAGCCGGAGTCGATCCTGGGCCACTCCCACACGTGCTTGCACAGCGCCGCGCAGCCCACCCAGGTCTTGCCTGAGCCGAACCCGGCCACAAAGCCGCGGAACTTGTTCTCCATACGCAGGAAGCTGGCCTGAGGCACGTTAAGGGACGGCATCAGGCTTCCTCGCATCCACCACATCGACCTGCACGCGGGTGGGCGGCACGTTATCGTGGGGGTTCTCGTTCTTGGTCTGGCGATTCACGTAGACGTCGCCGACCTCTTTGGCCGCCTGCTCCAGTAGCTGGGCAGTCAGGGCCATGTTCTTCATGCTCTCGGCCTTCTCGGCCATCCTCCCCAGCGCGCGGAGCCGGAATGCTCGATTGGCGATAGGGATGTCGGCAGTCTCTTCACGAAACCGCTTGCGGGTGTCTTCAAACAGGGCCACCCAGCGCTTGGCCAGGCCCTTGCCGGAGTACTTCGTGGGGTCGTGTGTCTCCACCTGCTGGCGGGTCACCGTGATGCTGAATTCTTTCTGGACGGCCTCTACCACCTGTGAAGGCGTGTCGAAGCACGCCAAGGCCTGAACGATAAAGGCCTTCACGTCGTTGCTGAGGGCTGCCATAGGCTGTCATCCGTCCAGAGCCTGTCCAGAATCACGCCGACTTGAGCAGACAGGTTCCGCAGGCCCTCGAAATGTTGATCTTGGCCACCTCAGGCGGCCGGCTTGCAGCGTCGATCAGTTGCTGAACGTCTTCGCTGGCACCGTAGCGCCGAACCACCCCGACGAACTCTTCGACGTCGTGGCCGCGCAGGTACAGCTTGGGCAGACCGTCCTGGGTGAACTTGGGTGCACCGTACTCATCCTGTGCCTGGGCGATGTGGTACAGCTCGTGCTCGACCAGGGCGCAGAACTCAGCGTCGCTGCACTGGGAGCAGTAGTCGGCGGCCAGTGTGATCAGGTAGGTCGGCTCCTCGCCGAACCACTGGCGCATCTGCTGCTCTTGCCGTGCCTTCTGCCATCCGCCAGCGCGGAACATCAGCTGCTCGGCCTGGCCCAAAACCACCCGGCCTTGCTTGGGAAAGCCTGAGGATGCCCAGAGCACGCCAATGTTGGCGTCGATGAGGTGCGCATGCTCAGGGTTATGGATGCTGCCGGTCTCGGCGAGGATTTCCCGCTGAATCCAATCCCATACATCTGACGCTGGCTGTAGCGCTAGAAATACCGATTCAAGCAGAGCAGCTGGTGGCAATGGTCTACTCAAATGGCACCTCGGGGTTGAAAAAATGGCGTGACGCCACTACAGATTGCCTTCCCTACTCTGGAGTGGCACCAATGCTAAAACTCACCGAAGGCGATAAACGATACTTAGAGGAACTGAGAGCCCTATCTACCGATAGCCAAGGAAGAGATATCTTCGTGGGGCTGACCTCTGAGGAGTCCGAGAGGTATTACTTCTTGAGTAACCCGCATCGCCACAATCCGGACGATGGCAAGGAGTACCTGGCTCTGCATGAGAAGCACGAGCTTGCGCGCCATCAAGTCTTGGCTGCAGAGCACATAAAGCGCACCGAGTCTCCTACGCAACACTGATCCGCCCGCCGGCGGTGGGTCTCTCACTCACCGCCGAGCAGTACATCAATCAGTTTCTGCTCAGCCAGCCTGAACATGGCTAGGGATTGCAGATCATCGGAAACCGGGCCAAAGGCGAACAACTGCACTCTGCCTGACGGATCTCGCATGGCCATGACGCCGATACTGCATACCGGTAGCTCGCCGCTATCAAGTTGATCCGCGATCTTGCGCAGGGTCTTGGACGCATCACGCCAGTTCTCGCGCTGGAACTCACCCCTCAACATCGGGCAATCTTCGAAGATTCATTAATCAGAAAAGGATTTCACAAATGCCATTTCCACCGAAGGAACGCGCTGCACTACTTGAGCTCAAGGGCGTTGGCCCTACCGTCATTACCAGGCTTGAGCAGATGGGTATCGAATCGTTGTCGGAGCTGAGCATGGCCAACGTTAGCGACATCCTCGCCCGAGCATCCGCCGCACTGGGCTCGACATGCTGGAGAAACAGCCCTCAAGCTCGAGCAGCCATCAGCGCCGCAGTCGATCTTGCGAAACGCTCCGTATTCGATGAACAGAACATCATCACTTGACCACCATCCTGCGCGTCTCTGCATGCGCATGCCCGAACAGGATTGCCACGATCATTCGAGCTCATTAGTTACGGTGACCACGTCAGCACCTACCGGCAAGGTATGGCGCAGGCTAGTGACATTCGCCATGGAAGTCTCCGCGCCACGAAATGGCCCATCTTGAATCTGTCGCGCGCTACTTGGCTTGAAACACATGCCCACGCCGGGCAACCGCATACAGGACGATGCCCAGTTTGAGGAGCACGCCGTATATCGTGGGCACATGGGCGTTCATGGCCAGGACGAACGAACCGAATGCGCCGATGGCGACTAGGTAGAACGCAACGGCCAACAGCGGGTGATCCATGGGCCGTATGCGACGCAGGTAATCACATGCCGCGATCACCACCAGCACGCTCAGGAACGCATTGGCGCCGATCAGGATGGAAATCAGGGTCGAGCTCATCAGGTAGCTCCTTTGGCTCCGAACTGACCCACGAGCGACTTAAGCACCGGGATGATGTTCATTGCCAGAAGGCCTATCAGGAAGGCCACGCCGTATTGGGTTTCTCCGCTTGTGCCGAGGTTGAAGTAGCTGATGGCTAGCGGGGTGCAGAATATTGCGGAAGCGAAACCGGTGAAGAAGGCCGCTACAGCCTGGCCCCGAGTGAGGCCTCGCAGGAAGGTCAGCGAGAGTATTGCCCCTGCGAATCCACCAATGATCACGCCGTACTTCACCAGCAAGACGCCGGCAGTCGTGCTTGCTGGTTCGGCCATAGATGATCCCTGGAAGAAAAGGCCCGTTTGAGGCCCTCATCAGGCCTCGGGCAAATTTGAGGAGGTGCACTAAAAAAATGGGATTCGAAACTAGAAAGCCCAGGACAGTGCCTGGGCTTTAGGGTGACTCTTATGCAGTACTAGTGACGCGCTAGTGGCTGCTTTTCCGTCTTCTTGCATCGAATGCACGACATTGTTTTGTCGGTATCTGTCCGAGACACTTCCGTCCACGAGTGGTTTTCCTTCTTCACCTTCGTGAAATCGCACCTGATACATTTTTCTTTGACCCTACAAAAGTCGTCCATACCCGCGTCGGTGAAGCCCTGATGCTTCTCTTTCAGGTCCTCATGTCCGCAGTGAACACAATGGCGACTCATCGTACAGTTGTGATGATTTCTGTAGCGGAACTCATCGTATTCATGCTTGTGCTTGGTCAGATGATCAAAGCAATCAGGGCACGTCTTCTCGTACAAACAGGCTGGGCCGCTACTCACTTTGGAGTACTCGCCTCCGTGAATACCAACTCCGCATTTTGCCTTGAGGGCAAGCTCCTTGACCTTGTCGAAAAATCCCATTTTTTCTCCGGCATTAGTGGATCCAACACCGGTGTGTCGTCAGTATCTTCAAAAACTTTAAACAAAAAAGCCCGACTCAAAGGTCGGGCTTTCTGCTGATGTTTGCCAAAGGCAAAATTATCACGATGGGTAAAAGTTACCGCCAGCCGTGCATTTTGTCAATACGTTATAACGATACGTTTTTCATGCTACCTCTCGCATCACCGCAATTGTCCTCGCGACAGGCACCAATGCGTCTTTGTCGAGGTCGTTACAGGCTGCAAAGCAGGCCTCGATGAACCCCTCCCACTCCCGGGCCCAGGCCACACTGCTCAACTCCACGCCCAACATGCGCCGCAACCACTCGCGGAACCCTTCAGGCGTTGGACAAGGGTCCAGCCCTTCGCTCTGCCCGCCCTGGTGCATGCGGCGGTACCGGTAGAGCACGCCTAGGGCGACCAGGCGCGCCTTCTCGAACTTCTTGGCGTACATGCGCGGGCCAGCGGCATAGGCCACGCTGAACACCGACTGATGCGCGTCATCGGCGTCATCTGCCGTGGCGATCGGACTGTACATGTGGTTGCCGAACGCCTTCAGGTGGGCCGGCAGCGTGTCGATCGCTTGCTGAATGCGGCCGGCGATAGCCTGGTGCGCCTGGTGCACAGCTGTCTTCTGTTTGTCGGTCTTCTGGATCATGCGACCCAGCAGGCCCATCTCCTGCATCACTGCACCCTGACTGTCCCGTGGGGTGTAGAGGCAATCGTGCCAAGCGGCTCGCGCTGAGTTCAGTTGCATGGGCCGCCCTCCTCGCGCTTGCGCTTGGCCGAGATGACCATCCCAAGGACGATGGAATAGCCGCCGAAGACTGCCATGGCCAGAAGCAGCAGCTGAGCGCTGTCGATTGGTGTCCAGTTCATGCTGCTGCCCTCCGTAGGTCTTTGAGTTTTTGCTTGTACATGGCCTTGATGGCCTGCAGGTCTTCGATGGTCAGGCGCTGGGGCTTATGAGGCCCTTCGAGCCAATCCACCTGGTCGGCACCGATGCGCCTCACCAGACGGATCCGGTACTCGACGGCATTCCCCGACAGGTTCCGGTTGCACTTCACGCACTGGCGATGGACGTTGAGAGGTTCGAATCGCAGCTCCGGGCAGGCGCCTACCGACCGGTAGTGGCCGGCGTCCCAGCGGCTGCCGGTGATGAGGTCGTGATCGCTCGGCCGCGAGTCGCAGCTGATGCACGGAAGGCCGGCGTCTCGCTCGCGGATGAAAGCGTTGAACGCGGTCTGCGCCTCGGCCATGTGCTCGCGGCGGGTCTTCAGCTTCTCCCTGCGCTCCTGGGTATCCTTGCGGTTCTGCTGGGTGATGGCCTTGGCCGCCACCTTCTGTACCTTCGAATCCTTCGACATGGCCAGCGCGCAGGCGATGCTGCAAACCTTCTGCGTGGTCATGGCAGGCGTGAAGCGCTGACCGCAACCTGGTGCCTGGCACTTTTTCGGCTTGATCTCCTTGGCAAGCATCAGTACCGCCCTCCCCACCGATCCGGCTCAGTCCAGCGCACGCCATGCTCGGCGCCGAAGGCATGCATCACTTCGAACAAATCGCTGAACCACTTTTGCGACTGCTTTCGGGTCGGGACGCCCAGCACGACGAATCCACCGTCGATGCCCGGTACCGCGTCCTGCTTCTGCACCGCTGCGCTGAAGATGTGCTTCCAGTCTTCGTCGGTGAGCTTGCGGCCGTACCACTCCACCTGCTGGGAGACGTCACGCAGCATGGCCCACATCTTCCGGTTGCAGACGTCCGGGCGCTTTTCGTCCTTGATGACGATGACCTTGGGCTTGGTCAAGTCGATACCGTGCAAAGCGCCGTATACCCGATTGAGGTCCTGAGAACTTCGAATGGAGAACTCAGCCATGCCTCACCTCTTGCTCGAAACTTTCCAGATTTATAAAATTTGATGGACCGGCCTCAAGCCTGCAGAAACCTTGCGGAAGTGTGTCTGTGTGGGTGAGAGGCCGATCACTTTTCATGGCTAAGGCTATTCTCTTCACACCCCCTCCCTGGCCGGCTGCCCGGCGCGCTTTATGTTCAACTTGGCCAGCAGATGTGCACGGCACGCGGCAGCGCTCGACGGGATCTGCTGCAGGTCCAGCAGCCGGGCCTGGCGCTGGCTGGCGAACTCGTCGGCCAGCTCGGCCACGCTCTTTTGGCTGTCGTGGCCAATGCCGGTGGCGATGTCGCCCAGAGGCTCGCCGGCGACCAGCATGCGGGTCGTGATGTCGTAGGCCCGGGCGAAGACCTTCTCGGCCCGCTCCACCTCCATCGACCCCAGGTTCTGCGCCTCGCACTGCAGGGCCGCGTGGCGCACAGCTGCGTGCGACCAGGTGCGGGAACCCGCCCTGCTGGGGTGGAAGTTCTCCAGCACTTCAGCCAAGGCCCGCGCGAGCGGCGGAATGCCCATCTCCTCCGGCGTCGGCTGGCACAGCTTGATGAACGTGCCGCTGCTCGGCGCAAAATCCTTGCCCAGCACCCGGCACTTCTGGATGCCGAAGCGGATCTGCTCGAGCGTGTTGATGCCCGCGGCAACAAAGGACTTGATCCAGCTGCGCTTGGCAGCCTTCAGGGCGTCGTCATCCGGCCAGGCCTGCTTCCACGCTGGGAATATGGCCTGCAGCTCCTTGAACAGGGCGTTGACCACTTCGGTAGTGCCAGGGTCCAACTGCTTGGCAGGAGCCTGCACTTCGGCCGGCAGGTTGCTGGCAGTGGCCATGATCTGCGTCACGCTGCGCAGTTTCGGTTGTGCGCTCATAGGCCCCCCAGGTCATCAGCCCAGCTGGTGTCGTTGAAGTCGGGGCCGCTGGCCGGGCGGCGGGATGCGATCGGGGCCGCGCCTGCGGGCTGAGGCAGTTCGTCTTCCCAGCGCTTGCCGTTCAGCCACGTGGATGCGTGCGGGATGTACTGGCCACCGTCCTTGGTCCAGTCGGTCGACACGGTCCAGGCAGCCAGGGAGACGGCCATGCGGTCGAACAGGTCAGCGGTGACCTTGATCTTCGCCCAAGCCTTCTCAGCGGCAGACTTGCCGACCTTGCGCGGGTAGAGCGCCCAGAGCCGATCGAAAGCGACTGAGTCTGGAGCGTCAGCGACCTCAGGCTTTACCGGTTCCTTGACTGGTTCAGAAGAGTGACTGGTTCTGGGGGCAGCTCCTGCCCCACCCCCTGGGTTATCTCCTGCCCCAGGTGGGTTATCTCCTGCCCCACCCCCTAGGGCAGGAGCTGCCCCACCCTCCAGCGCCAGGTGAAACACGTTCGACTGGTTCAGCTCTCCCTTGCGGCGGAATTCACGGCGAAGGAGCCCGGACTTCTCCAGCTCACGGATGTGAACCTTGACGGTAGAGCGGCCGATTTCGCACTGGTCTGCGATGTGCTGGTACGACGGCCAGCACTCGCCCATGTCATTGGCGTTGTCGGCCAGCTTGATGAGCACCAGCTTGCGCAGCGGATTGCCGACCTTGGTCTTCATGGCTTTGACCATCAGCTCCATACTCATGACGACACCTTCGGCAGAACCTGGCGACGGCCTTCCGAGTCGATGGGGCTGACAACGCCCTCAACTACCAAACGGTCCATAAGGCGGCAAGCTGAGCCATACCCGATCTTGAATTTCCGCTGCAGCGCAGATATCGAGGCGCGCCCCGTCTCTCGCACGAATGTTTCAGCCAGCAATGTCTTGCCACGCTCCTCGTCGTCGATACGCTGCATCAGAGCCGCGACTTCTGGATTGATATCGGCGACCTGCGCAGTATCGCGCGAGGCCTGCCAGGCCCAGGCGGCAGCCTTAAGCATCGCGGCCGCATCATCGTTGGCGGTGGCGGCCATCTCGCCAAAGCCAAACTTTGCGCGGAAGGCAGCCAGGAACTCGGATATCATGCCCTCTGGCATGTCGTGAATGCTCATGCTGCACCCCGCACGGCCTTGTCGTGGGTATGCAGGCCGTCCCAGTTCTTCTTCATGGGCAGCTCGCCGGCCAGGTACAGCTCGTACAGGCGCACCGCGCCCTTGCGCAGGAGGATCGGCGTGTAGCTGATGAACGCCTCTTTCCCGTGCGGGGTAATCTCCTGCTGATGCTCGGTCATGTACTTGTCGCGGGCATAGGCAGCCACGCGGTACCGGGTACCGGATTTGCTCTCGTTGTAGAGCCAGTTTCGGCGCTCAAGGAAGTGTCCAACCTGCATCACGTTGACCCCATTGAGGCCCTTGCAGAACTGCACGTGGCTCATGCCTTCCTTGAACAGGTTCTCCAGGTGGTCGATCTTCTTGGCCTGGGCCTCGACCTGGACAGTGAGCAGGACGCGGGCCTTCTCCGACTCCAAGGCCATCTGGAGGATTTCCAGCTTGCTCAGGTCGGCAGGCATAGGCTTCGCTACCTGGGCCTCCAGCTGCTGCCAGCGGTCCACCAGCGCAGCGGTGAATTCCGGGGAAAGCTGAGCGACGACAACGAAGCTGTCGCGCTTGCCGATGAGGTATTGCTTGATGCAAAGAGGCCCAGGGCCCGGATTAGGGACTTCCTCAAATTGAGGGAGTCCGATGAGGCCTTTGGCGTGAAGGGATTCGATGGTGCGCCACACATTGTCATGGCGCTTTTGGGTGACCTCCGCGATCTCCCGTGACGACATGCGCGCCACAGAATCGTGGTTCGCATTTTGTGGCGCGGCCATTGATAGGGCCTGTACACTGTGGGTCTGCATATGCATAATTGGTCCCAGTTATGTGATGTTGCAGAGAGCCGGGCCGCAATCCCGGCTTTTTTGTGCCTGTAATTCAGAGAGGGCCTCTGCCCTACCCTGAAGAGTCCCTCTCTGAGGCCCTTTTCAGGGGCACCAGTTGTAAAACCTTGGCTTTCCTCCGCCCGACAGCGGATGTAGCTCCAGCCGAGACGGCTTCCAATGCCATCTCGTTCAGCGCTTTTTCGAGGGTCCATTCATTGGCCCTCATTAGGGCCTCGATCCGTCGTCTGGCGTCAGGCGACAACTTGCTCATTTCAAAAAACATTCGGCCCTCCAAAGGGGCCTCAGCCCGCGATATCTTGTTTCTTGGGCTGCATCAGCTCCTCGATCACGCCGTTTTCGACGGCCCACTCGATGATTTCGTACAGATACGTGGCGTGCTGCATTCGGGTCCTGCTCGCAGCCTTCCGAAGGATTCGGTCAAGGACTGGCTCGAAACGAACCTTGACCGGAATGTCACGTTTCTGGTTGGGGTCTGTGTACATGCTGGGGTAGCTCCTTGCGGCTATGAAAATGGTTATGCGGCTTCTGATGGGTAGAGGTCAGGGCGCAACTCGTGTCGAGAAACGCCGGTCACTTTCTCAATCGGGAGAGCCTGGCGGGCTGGAACACCTCTGGTTTTCCAATAGGAAACAGCCATTGGCGTAACGCCCAGAAGCTCGGCCAGGGCTTTACCCGAGCCGACGGCGTGGATTGCACGCTCCAGAGGGGTGATTTCCATAAACAGTCCGCCCTAGGCGAATAAACATATCTCAACAATACGTTTATTTAATAAACAACGCAAGCCCGGTAAACTTTGTGTTTATGACGAATCAACATTCAGGCGACCGCATGCGCCAGAGGATGCGGAAAACAGGAATGACCCCAACCGACCTGGCGTCGGCAATGGGGGTCAGCACGCAGACGATCAATAATTGGTTCTCTAGGGGCGTCCCTGGAAAATCGATGCTCAAGGTTGCGACCCTGCTTGGGGTCAACATTCCTTGGTTGCAGGATGGTGAAGGCTCTGAGAACTGGGGCACTAGACCCTATGATGACAGTCAGTACGATAGAGTCTGCCTGGAGAAATCCAACGCCGAGATTCTCGGGCCTATTGATGCCTGGGATGACGACACCCCGCTGGATGAAGACGAGGTCTATGTGCCGTTCCTCAAGGAAGTGGAGCTTTCTGCCGGCAGCGGCCGGACAGTTGTAGAGCAGTCCCATAAGCAGAAGCTCCGCTTCGGCAAACTGACCCTTCGCAAGCAGGGTGTGCAACCAGATGACGCTGTGTGCGTCACGGTCAGTGGCAACAGCATGGAGCCCGTGCTTCCGGACAAAAGCACTGTCGGCGTGGATCAGGGCAGCACTGCAGTTGTAGACGGCAAGATGTACGCCATCGATCATGACGGTCAGCTAAGGGTGAAAACCCTCTATCGCCTTCCCGGGGGCGGCATCCGTATGCGCAGCTTCAACCGGGACGAGCACCCAGATGAGGAATACACGGCCCAGGAGATGGCCGAGCAGAACATCCATATCAAAGGGAAAGTCTTCTGGTCATCAGTCCTCTGGTAGAGATACAGAGCATCGCTCAAGCCCGCCTAGCGCGGGCTTTTTTGTGCCTGCGATTTGGGCATCCTTCATCCGCAATAAACAAAAATAAACAAAAGGTGTTGACGTGTTTATAAACATCGCGTTTACTTTGCACAACACCGAGGCGCTACACAGCCTCTCGGTAGGCCCTCAAGGCCACACACGACTGGTGAAGCCGCCAGATAGCACGGGATCAGCGAAGTGATCTCCCAGCCCCGGATAGCGGGACCGACTGGACTCAAGTTCTTTGACAGATATCGCGCCGATGCTGCCGCCAGTAGCGGGCTGAGGCGCACGGCCCCTTTCCCTTCACTTCGACCGCATTGGCAGGCGTCAGGCCACCTTTCACGGTGGGTTTGGTCACCCGCGCCTGGCTCCTGGCCAATGCGGTCCAGAGGACAAACCATGTACCAGCCACCAGAACCTTCTGGCGTAGGTCGCTGCCTTCGCTGCGCAAGCTGCATCGACGAATCCGAGCAGATCGGCGGCATTTGCTATGAGTGCCAACCCGCTGAGGAAGGCAAGCAGCCGGCTTTCCCGGTCCAGGCCAGCGAGTACGCCGGCCACGGCCCCTCTCACGGCATCACCATCCGAGACTACTTCGCGGCCAAGTTCGCAGCAGCCCAGGCAACTTCAACCAGCGCCGACAGCAATTTCATCAACCCTGACTACGTTGACCCGCGCGATGGCCGGACAGTGGCGCAGAAGATTGCAGCGACCTCTTACGCGCTCGCCGACGCCATGCTCGCCGCCCGGGTGAAGCCATGAGCGGAATGAGCGTTACCGGCCAGATCATGATTCAAGAGCCTGAAGCCGGCGGATTTTCGGCCCATGTCTATCCAACACGCCTTGATGCGGCAGTTCAGCTGCTGCGCGTGATGATTCGTCGCGCCGCTGACGAGCAGCAGGCCATGGCCCAAATCGAAGATGCCGTAGCCGAGTTGATCAGCGAGGAGCGACATGACTTGGATATGGAAATGGCAACCGAGCGCCGTCGCCGTGGAGAAGAGCCATGAGCGGCTGGATCAAGTGCGCTGAGCGCATGCCTCAGCTGCCCAGGGGTGGCGGCAAGGCCTGGGTAATCGCCTACACACCAGCACAAAAAGCACAGAGCGCCTTCAACGGCGCCCGCTTCCTCTACTGGAATGGCATCGACTGGCGTTACGGCGATGGCTCGCGCTTCGAGCACCGCGTGACGCACTGGCAGCCACACCTCACTCCACCAACCGAGTAACCCACCACCTGGAGGCGACCATGGGCGCACTTCGAGCAGCACAATGGCGGTATGACAATGCCGAGCCTGACGATGATTCTGCGTACCAGGCAGCGGCTCAGAACTGGATCGAGAGCAACGCCGAGGCCCTGGTGGGCGGCTGCGACGTTCTGATCCCGCAGCGCTTCGGCGGCCCGATTGGGGTTCGCCAGGAGGAGTACGTGGCCAAGGTCGCCGAGCACCTGCGGTCGCTGCAGGAAGCCGAGCAAGACGACATCACCGCCCTCGCCCTCCTCCTGCTCCAGGCGAAGGCCGGCGGACCGGTGAAAAGCATGGTCGAGGACATCGTCGGTACGAGCGATCACATCAACGGCAAGCTGTATGAGATAGCCGAGGGCATGCTCGACCAGTACGCCGAGCAGGGCCTGAAGCATGAGGCTGACGAGGCAGGCCTATGAGCCCGCATGTCCTGCTCGACAACGAGCTGGATGCCTTGGCCGATCCATCCACTCCGGTGAGCTGGTCCGTGATGATCCAGAAGCAGCTCACCGAAATGATGGCCGACCAGCGCATCACCATCGAAGAGTTCAACCACTACTGCGGGCGCCTCAACAAGATCGTTGGTGGGCGCAAGGAGGTTGCATGAGCACTGCACCGGTTAAGTCCCTGATCGACGAGCAGCTTGAGCAGATCGAGCGCAGCCTGGCCATCATCGGCGCCGGGCTGCCGCGCGAGGTTCCTGTCTCTTCCCTGCCGCCCAAGCTCGTAGCCGCCATCAAGGCCGGGCGCATCGCTGTGAGGCCTCGGCCATGACCGGCTACCAGCGCGCCCGCCGCTTCGCTACCTGGCGCGGCTCCTTCATCGCCCTCACCTTCTGCACCGGCTGGCTCCTCCTGAGCGCCCTGGCCGACACCATCACTTCCTGAATTCACACCCGAGCACGGCGGGCCTTCGGGATAACCGTACCCCTTCGGGAGCGTAAGCGGCGAGAGCGCGCAACCATCCACCGCAGCCAGGGCCTGGGCAATACCTCCAGTCCTGGGTGACCTGGCATTTTCCCTATTCCACTGACGGCGCCGGCCTGGCGCGAGGTTTTCCAATGTCCGCAGAACAGAAACTGATCGCGATCGAGGAGATCAGCGAAGCGAACGCCCCGGCCATCTATGTGGCCGGCGGCCTGCAGCAATTTATTGACCTGGTGAAGGGCGAGGTCCTTGGCGAAGTGCCCGACCTGACCACCCGCAAAGGCCGCGAGCGCATCGCCAGCCTGGCCGCCAAGGTCAGCAAGTCGAAGACCGCAGTCGAAAAACCGGGCCGCGACTACCTGCGCCGGCTCAAGGAAATGCCGAAGGTGGTCGAGGCTGAACTGCGCGAGTTCGTGACCACCATGGACAACCTGCGCGATGAGGTCCGCCAGCCGCTCACCGACTGGCAGACGGTCGAGGACGCGCGGGTCGACCGCCACAACGACGCTATCGCCCGCATGAAGGAACTGGCCACCGATCTGGGCGCCCTGGACGCCGAGCAGTTGGAAGCGCGCGCCACGGAGCTCTCCCAATTCGCCCTTGGCGAGGCCTGGGAAGAGTTCGAAGCGGAGGCCGCCCGGACCAAAGAAGCGTCGATGGACGCCCTTGTGGTCGCCGTGGCTGCCCGTAAGAAGTACGACGCCGAGCAAGCTGAACTGACCCGCCTGCGAGCCGAGGCTGAAGCCCGCGAGCAGAAGGAGCGCGAGGAGCGGATCGCGCGGGAGGCCGAGGAGCGTGTACGACGCGAAGCCGAGCAGAAGGCCCAGGCCGAACGGGAAGCCGCGCAGCGCCGAGAACTTGAAGCCAAGGCCGCTGCCGAGCGACGCGAACTGGAGTTGAAGCTGCAGGCCGAGCAAGCGGAACGCGCTCGAGCGCAGGCTGAAGCGGACCGAGTTGCCACCGAGCAGCGCGCCGAGCAAGAACGCCAGGCCGCCGCCCGCCGGGCTGAAGAAGCAGCTGAACAGGCTCGTGAGGACGAGCGCCGCCGTGCCGATGCAGCTGCCGCCGAGATCGTGCGCCAGCAGCAGCAACGCGAACGCGACGTCGCCCACCGTCGAAGCATCAACCGTGCCGCCCTTGAGGCCTTCATCGCCGGCGGCATGACCGAGGAATGCGCCAAGCAGGCGATCACCCTGATTGCCGAGCGCAAGATCCCGAACATCACCATCCAATACTGAGGTCGCCATGAGCCAAGTAGCCAGGGTCGAAACCCAATCCCAGCCGCCGGCCGTCGCCACCGAGTCGGTGACCATCCTGCAGATCATCCAGCAGGTCGCAATGTCGCCGAACGCGGACATCGACAAGATGGAGCGGCTAATGGCGATGCACCGCCAGCATCAAGCGCAGCAGGCTCAACAAGCATTCGATGCCGCCCTGGCCGCCATGCAGGAAGAGCTCCCGGTGGTTCGTGAGCGCGGCGCCATCAGGGACAAGTACAAGAACGTTCAATCTACCTATGCCCTGTGGGAAGACATCAACGAAGAGCTGAAGCCGATACTCGCGAAACACGGCTTCGCGCTCACATTCCGCATTCCGAGAACCGAGCGAGGAATCGAGGTTGAGGGCGTGCTGAGCCATCGCGACGGGCACCGGGAAACAACCTCGATCCTGTTGCCGGCCGATGCCACAGGCAGCAAAAACGCAGTGCAAGCGGTTGCCAGTTCGGTCAGCTACGGCAAGCGCTATACCGCTGGCGCCCTACTGAATTTCACCACCACCGGTGAAGACGATGACGGCCAAGGTGCGAATCAGGTGCAGCAGCCAGACGAGCCGGTCATCACCCCGCGGCAGGCTGCACAGCTCGACGCGCTGCTGAAAAAATGCAGCCAGGTGCTGGTCGACCACTTCACGGCCAAGTACGGCTGCGCCGCCAACGTCTACAAATCCGAGTTCGATGCTGTGCTCGCCCGCCTCACCAAGTCGGCCAACCGTCCGCAGGAGTAAACCATGCAGATCATCTCAGACGTCGAACAAGGCACCCAGGCCTGGCTTGACCTGCGCCTGGGCATCATCACCTGCAGTGAGCTGGACTGCCTGCTGGTGAACGGCAAGGGCGAATCGGGTTTCGGTGCCGGCGCCTTCACGTACATGAACACGCTGATCGGCGAACGCATCACCGGCGAAGCAGCCGATCCATTCAGCGGAAACCGCCACACGGAGCGTGGCCACGAGTTGGAAGGGGTTGCACGCAATCTCTACCGCGACAGCGAGGAGGTCGAGACAACCGAGGTCGGGATCATCCTCAACCACGGCATCGGCTACTCGCCAGACGCTCTGGTCGGAGATAGCGGTCTGACCGAGATCAAGACCAAGCTGCCGAAGCTGCAGGTTGACGTGATCCTCGGTGGAGAGATTCCGAAGGAGCACGTCGCCCAGTGCCAGGGCGGCCTTTGGGTGTCGGAGCGCGAGTGGATCGATTTCATCTGCTACTGGCCTGGCATGCCGCTGTTCGTGAAGCGCGCATACCGGGACGAGGCAATGATCCGCAAGCTCTCGGAGCGCGTGAAGACCTTCTACGAAATCCTCGACGATCGGATGAACCGCGTGCTCGGCATCGCAGCATAGGAGGCCCCATGAACCCATCAATCGACCTGGAGGCCGCCAAAGCGGCCTTCCTTGCCTCTGGAGGCAGCATCATCGTGCTCGACGGTTTCCAGTACGTGCCGCACCGCCCGCATCGCGACATCGAGCAGGTTCGCGCCGTGCAGCCAAAGCCGATCAGCCAGAAGGCGCAGAAGCGCCAAGAGCAGCTGGCCGAGCTGCGCAAGCTGGCCAAGACCATGACCTATGCCGAAGCCATGGAGCACACTGGCCTGGCCCAGACCACGCTGTACCGGGCGGCTATGGAAGGCTGCTTCTGCTTCAGGCCCGATCCCAAGCGCGGTCGCGGGGAGAAGAACAGGGCCTATGCAGACCCCGAAGCGGACAAGGCCCTGGCTGCCAAGATCACCCAGTTGCGCGATGCTGGTCTTAACCGGCACGAAGCCAAGACCAAGCTGGGCATCTCCGACCGCAAGTTCTGTAGGGTCATCCACCTGTTCGGCGTCGACTATCCCAAGGTTGAGGGTAAGCGATGCGACGGTCCGGTCTAAAAAATCAGGTCCGCCAGCGCCGCAGGCAAGACCAGTTCCACCTGCCGCCAAGCGGCCTCACGGAGCACCGAAATGCAGAAAGCACCCTCTGGAGTCGTAACCCTGCCGGCCTGGATGAATCGCCCGGTCAAGAAGCTGTACAACACCCGCAGCGGCGGCCAGTACCGTGCTGATGAGGTCGCCCTGGCCTTCGCGCTGAGCCTGCGAGAGCACGACAGCGCGGACCACCTGCGCAGGCTGGCCTGGCGCCTGGTCGACAAAGTGTGCTTGGAGCACCAGCCGAACATGAAGCGCCTAGCCCGCGAGCCGGACGACGCCAAAGTCTTCGACGCCGCGCTCAAGATCATCAACCGGGTATGCGACCTGCTGGAGTACGCCCCGGGCACCGCGTTCGTACGCAATGGAGGCGGTGATGGCCCTGATGCAGCAGCAGCGTGACGAGAAGCGCAGGGCCAAGGCCGCCAAGCTGCAGGAAGAAGACCTGCGAATGAAGGTCCGCCCAGGCACGCGCCAGGCGCTGGACGAGATCAAGGACTGGGCCGAGGTCGAGGAAAACGGCGAGGCTATGACTCTTCTGATCCACCGCATTCATGAATTAGGGCCTGAAGCGGCCCGTCATTTCCTCAGTGCTCCGCGCCACGAAATCGAGATATCACCCGCTGTGGTGCGCAAGCTCGACCACTTCCGGATCAGCCGCGAACTGCGTGCGCCGGCCCTTATGCTTGGGGACGACCCCGACGACACAGGCGTACTTCTACTCTCGGCGTACACTTGAAGTTACGGCACTTCTTCCATCAAATGGCAGCCCGCTTAATGCTATGGAATGGCAAAAAACACCTCAATGAATGCCATGGAGGCTGCAGCACACAACATCAGCACAGTGGCCGAAATGAAAACAAGGTAATAAATACTGTCCTGTGTCATAGCTAGTCTCTCCAGTTGGCTGTGTCTATTCAGCACGAGCCCTAGATGTCCGCGTAGGATCGCTTCCCGTGACCTACCAGTCCCATCACCATGCGGCCCCCAATTCAGGGTAGTACCACCCACTGGATGCTCAGATGGACCTAATAAAAACCAATACCCCCACCACAGTTAGAACCAGCACAGCACCTACAACGAAGAACATGTAGCGCACATCGTTCTGAGTCATTGCCCGCTCCCCCAATTAAAGATTGTTCAAGGGTAGAGCAACTCCCGTACCAACACATGCCATCCGGCCACGGAGGGCGGCGCATGCATGGAGAAAGCCATGGACAAGCACACCAAGATCCTCATCGCCGAGATACCTGGCGAATGGACCGACCGCACCCGCTCCGGCCACACCAACATCTGGAACGGCAAGAATCACGACCGGCCTCACCGCAACGGCCTGCCGGAAGTAAAACTTGAGCCGCCGGAAAAGGGACTGTACGCCGAGCGCATCGACGGCGCCTGGTACTGGGTTTCGGGCTGCAACAAGTGCAACGGCACAACGGGAAAGTGGAGCTACATCGTCTGCGACAAGCACAACGCCTGTCACTACTGCGGAACCCATCGCTCGAAGCTCACCGAGACGCCCTGGGGTCACTCCGAAGGCTTCACCTGTAAGCCTTGCCAGGATCGCATTGACGCTGCAACCAAAGCGAAGGCCCTGGCCAAGTTTGCCGAGGCGGAATTCGACGCATCAGACTTCGAGTATCCGGACGAGTGCAAGTGCCCACACTGCGCGACTTCCTTCGAGCTAACACTGAACTACGAAGTCACCTATAGCACTGCGGTCATCGGCGAGCGCGTCACGGCCTGACCATCCGGCGCTGCCCGCCAGCGCCGTCCCCTATTCACCGATAACGCCTTCTCGGAGACGGCAGTACTGACCATCTGCTATCTGGATCCCGACTGCCGCGAACGAAGCTCTCAATTCTTGATTGTTAGATGGCCCCTGCCAGCCATTGCGATAGCGACTAAATCCTGTTGCTGGCGGAACGCAGTATCAGTGAGCGTGAGATGGGATCCTGCTTCCCTTGCGGCCACAGCGAGCGCCACTAAGTCTTGCTGCTGACGCGTACCAAGTGGCAGCTCCAAAGCTGCACCAGCAGCAAGAAGCGCAAGCAACTCATGCTGCTGCATATCGTTCAAAGACATTTCCGATTCCATTTTAGCCGGCCTCATGCCAGTGTCCCATATTACCCTTCAATTACCAGGTCACCTTTACTACCACGGTGATCGGCGAACTTATTGCTCAATATTCCCTGGTGCTACCCGCCAACGTCTTCCCATTAAACGACAATGCCTCCTTGGCTATGGCGAGCTGAAATACTCCCCATACTCCCTGTCCTCCCCCCCTGGAGCATTCGCCTTCACTATCGCAGTGAAGCTTCCAATGAAGCGGTGCCGGAGCTCTTTCGGCATCTCATAGGCGAAATGGACAAGCCAAGATCCATCTCCCAATAGCAACGACTCGCGTCGATACCGCTCCACTTGCTCTTCTTCAATCCCGACTTCGATTGCTACTTGTTGATTGCTTGGCTCGATATCCATCGCCATCTCCTGTGCGGTGCTGAGCGACCTCATGTCATTGCTAAGCGATAGCACAGAGCCATCACAAATACCAACTTTCACGCCTCCCCGGCGAGGGCGGCGCCTGCAATGGAGATTGCCATGAATCCCTATCAAATCACTGGACCGGCGCAGATCGGCGTCAGTGGTGGTCGCACCAGCGGGCACATGCTCTGGAAAATCCTCGAAGCCCACGGCGGCAAGCTACCGGCAGAAGTGCACGCCTTCTTCCAGAACACCGGCAAGGAGCGCGAGGAGACGTTGGTCTTCATCGACGCCATGGCCAAGCACTGGGGGGTCAAAATCGTCTGGATGGAGTGGTGCCGGGTGTACGGGCAGCCGGACGACGCGCCCTGGTACAAGATCGTCGACTTCGAGACGGCCAGCCGCAATGGCGAGCCCTTCACCATGATGCTCGAGTACTACCAGGCATACCGGAAGGCTGAGAAGAACCTGCCAGCGGTTTTGCCGAACTTCAGCAACAACATGTGCACCGCCTACCTCAAGGTGAAGATCGGCGAGAAGCACATGCGCGCCCTGGGCTACGACGAGTGGGACTGCATCGTCGGAATCCGCTACGACGAGCCCCGCCGCTACAGCCGAATGATGACCGCCAACGAACGCGGCAATGCGCGATGGGATAGCGTCTGCCCATCCTACGTCGCGGGCGTCATCAAGAAAAACGTGGCGGCTTTCTGGGCCGAACAGGCTTTCGACCTGGGCATGGACTCGGACTACGGCAACTGCGACCTGTGCTGGAAAAAGAACGAGGCCAAGCTGATCAGGACCATCCAGGAAGACCCGTCCAGGGTGATCTGGTGGTCTGGCACAGAAGAAAGGTTCGGCCAGGTATTCCGGCAGGACCGCCCCAATTACAGGGCGCTCGCCTGGTCAGCCGATCAGCGAGCCAGGCAGACGGATTTTGATTTCGACTTCCTAGCCGAAGACATCGACTGCTTCTGCGGTGACTAATCTAGCCCTTGAATGCAGATACCAATCCAGTAACAGCCGCAATCAAAGCCATCACCATCCCAAACCAATACCCTACCGCCTGGCGTCGATGATTCTCCTCCGCCCTGATTGCATCGCGGGCAGCTCTTATGCCTTTCTCAGTAAGGTAGTAGGGTTGCTTTGGATCATCATCCCACTCGACCCGCCCATACATTCCTGGCTCAGTGATGTCAGGCATTTGTGCATCCAGAACGTCTGCTTTGTTGCGTAGGTACTCGGTGTGGATAAGCCACTTCCAGTGCAGCAGGCCGTCTTCCCTTTTGACGTAGTCAGACATCCAACTGTTTGTCAGCTCCTCAGGCTCATCTGGTGGGTATTCTTTATCCAGCGCCTCCTGTGCCTTCGCCTGCTTCCGCAAAGCAACGCGGTACTTAAGATAGTTCTGCCACAGCCACATCCCTGACACCCTCTATTTAGATCCGCGTGAAATATAACCGCGAGGTATCCCCATGCCCACAGAAAACCGATCCAGAAACACCTACCGGCACCTGTTCACTGCGACCTGCCCTGGTGACGGCGAGGTCATCGTCTACAGCTTGGCGATTTGCAGCCGAGCGATGATCCGCGTCGAGCACATCAAGACCGCCACCGCGCTGATCAAGCAGGGCTGGCACCAGCAGATCGCCGACAACCTCGCAGAGCGCTTCGGCGGTGATCAGGTGATCAAGGCCGTGCACCAGGGCGTCGAGATCGAAACGGTGAGGTTGAGCGGATGATCCATTACCACGGCACGCCGATTGGCGGTACGCGGCAGGATGCAGCACGGCTACTGGCCGGCCGGCACGCGTTGGTGCCGTTCCCACGCCAAGACGATATGGGCATCATCGCAGAGGCCTGTCAGTCCTTCGTCTTCGACAACGGTGCGTTCACCGTCTGGAAGAAGGGCGGCCAGGTAGACGTGTACGGCTACACCCGCTGGGTGGATGACTGGCACCGGCACCCCGGGTTCGACTGGGCACTCATCCCCGACGAGATAGATGGGGACGAAGAGGCCAATGACCGCTTGCTCGAGCAATGGCCTGGCCACCTGCCTGGCGTGCCGGTCTGGCACATGCATGAGTCGATCGAGCGGCTACAGCGCTTAGCACAAGCCTGGCGAACGGTCGCCTTGGGCAGTTCCGGGCAGTGGCGATCACCCGGCACAGCAGCCTGGTGGAAGCGCATGGGCGCGGCGATGGATGCCATCTGCGACGACCAGGGCCGCCCACTGTGCCGCCTGCACGGCCTGCGAATGCTTGACCTCACGATTGTCCAGACCCTGCCACTAGCATCCGCTGACAGCACAAACGCCGCTGTGAAGGGCGGCAGC